TTAGTAGAACCTGTTCATGTTTGTTGCGGCATTTAGAGTTGCTCCACCCTGAGCAACAGGAATTGAGTTCTCGCAACCGACCCAGGTTGATACCACGGTAGTACCAGCCTCCTGGAAAACTGTTGGTTGACCAGGACCGTTAAAGTTTCTGATTATCCAACCGCAACAGCATGAATTAGTAGAACTAATAATTGCTATAGGAACAGTTGAATCTGTATTGTTTGAAAGGTTAGCCATTCTCGGAACCTTGCCAGTTGGCCTAACAATTAATGCAGTCCCAGAGAAAGAGCTTGAAGTTATATTTCCAACAATAGCCGCATTAAGCAACTCAACAGCAGTCCCACTGCCACTGCCAGCACCGCCACCATTAATTGTAATATTCTCTATATTAACAGTTGGTGATGTTAAGTGTGCCGCTGTAATCCCTTGAGGAACTATGCAATTATTCATTATCAGGTTCTCAATCGAACAATTAGTTCCATTTGGAATTATCCCCCATTGAGAGTACTTATCAACTGATATCTTCCCGATAGAGCAATTAACTGCAGTATTGTTTAGCTGTATCTGTACTTTAGTGGCACCTAGAATACTAGCATTTGCGATAGTGCATTCATTAGCACTTAGCATCAAAACTCCGTATGGTGAGCCTTGAGACCTAATTTCGCCAATTGAGCTTCCCGTTCCGCGAATAATTGCTACCCACGGCTTGGAGTTCTGAACCTGCGGACTGTCATCGGTGTAATAGCACACCCCAAGCTTCATTGTGTCTACACGGCAATAATTCCCGCTAAACCCAATTCCCAACGCACCCCATTGGTCTACTTCAACGAAACCAACTGAGTTGTTTCTCCCCAGATCATCGCCATCGACTGGAGCGCCAAAAATTGCAATCCCCCCCGCAATAAACCCTGGCTCTGGGTTGCTGCCAGGGACACCGCATTTTTTCCCGCTTGCGCTCTCCACTCGGTTATATGAGCCCTTCATCAGGAGCATATCCCCGGCGCAATGGCCGACTTTAATACTCGAAACATAATTATGAGTGCCGCGCATTGCTATTGGGTTGTCTCGGATATTGTCGCAGTAGAGCTCCTCGCCCTTGCCGTTAAATCCGTTAAAACTAAATGCATCAGTACCAATGTTTTTAACGCTAACATTTCTAACTGATGAATTATCACCTAGCGCAAATGCTCCATTATTTACGACATCATTGTAGATACTGTCTACGCCAGCAATTCCCTCAACATTCATGTTTTGAAAGTGGATGTTATCTATTCTCGGTAAAAGTTGAACATCTGGCCCAGAGAAAACTGCCTGAACATGATCTGCGAAAATTGTTGAGCCAAGAAAATCAATCTTCTGTCCCTTCATGTCATTTGAGGGGAATCTAAGAGTTCTAGTAGTTCTATACCGTCCTCCTGGCGTCCCAGATATAACATGCCTTCCAGTGGCGAAGGCGGCATTAATAGCGTCAGCATCATCAGTTGTGCCATCAGCTTTCGCTCCGAACATCTCAGGCATTACATGCCCCAGCGCAATTGCTAACGTTGTATCCCCGGCTCCAACCATGTTATAGCCGTCAGGCCCAGCAAGTACGCGTTTATCTACTGCGTTACCAACAAGCAATACACCATCAGGCCCAGCAAGTTCTGTCCTGAGTTGATCTGGGTCGTATTTAAGCACATTAGGGAAATAGAACTGCTGCACACCGAACGCATCGTAAACGGCCATCGAATGGCCTTGTACCGTCACAAACTTGGCAATCTGACCTCCGTATACTGGATATCCGCCAGCGTTAATCATGATCGGCTGCGCCATTGGCACATGAGACCCATCCTCGTTCTCCAGGTAAACCTGAATCTGGTTCTCTGGAATGGTTGGGTCAGTATCAATCTTGCCGATGTAAATCCTGCCGTTAGCTGCAGCTTTAAAAGAGCGAGCCAGCGTGAACAGTTGCGAAGGCATCGAGACGACAACGTTAGGGACGATATCGGCCATTTATTTTCTCCAGGCGTGCGGAATCCCCACAGGTCATGCCTGCGGTGGTTTTTAGGTATAAAAAAAGCCCGACTGTATAGCCGGGCCCTGGTGTTGGATGCTGTTATGCGAAGTGAATTATTAGAATGATAATTACCCAGAATGCTAAGCAAGATGCTACGACTGCAAGCCAGGTGTTACGGCGATTCCATCTCATTTTTTCCACCTTTTGTACTGCTATGCACGACACTACTAATCGGTGGGTAAATCATCAAATTGGAACTACAGATCAATAACTTGATATTGATCGACGACAACGATCGATTAGTTTAACTAGGTGAAATTACATAACTTTTCAGACAATGGGTCCACGGTGGACTTATTGTGAGCGAGTCAACTGCAATCTATGATGCCAACTTTTGGTTGAGGATTGCATTTATGGCTAGAAATGACCCACACTTCAATTTCAGAATGCCCTTGGAAGTAAGGGCAAAATTAAAGTCTAGAGCTTCATTTAATGGTAGGTCTATGAATGCTGAACTTTTGCGCATCGTAGAGGATGCACTTGCTACCACAAGGGTGCCATCTGGATATCAAGATGATGCCGAGATATTGGCTTCTAAGCAGGCTGAAAAAGTAAAAAACATGGTATTTGAAACACTAAAGGTTATCTACAGCAAGGAAAAATGACTATGCATGACTCTGTGACTTACTCAATTCATGTAATATTAACATTAATCATTGGGATAGCTATTCAGATTGCATGGATGAAATTTTCATCACACTTAGAAGTAAAAAGGATGAATGATAGAATAGATGAAATTTCAATGGCCATAGGTAAAAGCGCTAGAAACACAGAGAACAATGACGAGTCACTATCCTACCTAAGAAACAAGTTCTCGCAAGCAAAGTTCGAAAACAGAATTACTGATGCAATTGGAACTTTGATTAAAGCAATTCATTTACCAATAAGCATAATGATTACCATTTGGTATTTTTTAATGATTGCGGGTAAGATTTTTGGTTTTATGCCTATGGAGGCCCTGGCTCTGTGGATTCCAATGATACTTCAGTTAGCTCTTAGCATAGCGGTTCTTGTTGTATCTGTATTTACAAAAATATTATTTGGCAGATACCCAGGAGAGGCTAGAGGATTTAACAAAGAGCTTGCTAAAACCTTAATCTGACGCCGTCCATGGCATTAGCTAATTACTCTCCATTCATTCCGCTCAGAGATGCCACGATTCCTGAGCGGGCTAGCCTATCAAATTCCTCGCTTCCTACTGCATCTCTAATCGCCTTCACAGCCACCTTGTTAGCCATGAATCTGCGCTCTGCTTCTGCGACTGCTTGAGGAGTAGCACCAGATTTAACAGCTCTGGTTGCTTCCTGAATCGCTTTTTCAATCGCGTATCGCCCGCTCCTTGTTTTAGATATCTTGGCCACTGCGCTCTTGATTACTGCGCCAGCAGTAGCGCCCACCGTTGCACCTATAACTCCTCCTCCCGTGGCACCTACAACGGCACCAGCAGTAGAGTTTCCTGTCGCATCAAGAACGGTTTGAGCGATCTTTGGCAGGCCTGAATCTAATGCCTTCAAAACCTCAGTAGTGCGCCCAGTTCGTTCAACGTATTGCTGAGGCTTAACTGCAGCTCTTGCCAGGGTTCCATATGCATCAGCGATTCGACCTAAATCCTTAGAATATCGATTGATGGCATTAACGTTCTGAGGGGTTAACAGCGTCGCGATATGGTTAATCCCTGCAGCATCAGACTTCCCACCCCTCACGCCATGTGAGATTGCGTCTTGCAGGATTGAGGATATTGCAGGAACTCGCTCGGCCTCTGGTAGCGCAGTAATGATCGAGTGAAACCCTGATGGTCCATTAAGACCTTTAGCCGATGATGACTGCAGAGCCTTAACTCCATTAGTTACCAGAACGTCATTCGCCAGTCCGCGCCCAAAAATTGATTCTGCATTTTCTTGCGCCGTCAATCTCGCCTTAGACAGATCATTGGCACGCGTCCAATCATCAATAAACCCTCCCTGCTCTGCCATGTTGCGCATATCATCAGTGATCGCCCTGCGCACCTCTCCAGCTCGACGTGCTGCGTTAGCCTCTCCGCTGCGGATATATTTCTGCTCTGCGTCAGCAAACTTTGCCCGCCAAGCCTTCATTCCATCAAACGTTACCCCGCCGCGATTTGCTCCCAAGAGCTGCTTCATTTCAGGACTGAGCGGCACGCCAGCAGATCGCTCACCTTGGATAACGGCGTTGGCGTTGCTAAGCGGCATCTTCTGATTGGGCATTGTCGCCCTTACGTCATCCCATGCGGCGCGTTCCGCACTTTTCATCTCATCAAGGTTCCCCATGATTCGCTGCTTTATGGATGAGCTTTTTTCTGATGCAGTACCTGCTGCCGCGCCGAGATCATCAAGGTTTTGGTTAAACTTAGAGGCGATCTCGTTAAATGCAGCCTGATGCGCATCCTGAGCAACTCCTGGTGTCGATGCTAGCGCACCCTCCGCCTGAGCGACTCCACGGCTTCCTGATCGCATTCCTGGCGTTAGGGCGTTGATATCCACTCCAGCGGTTTCTGCTGCTCTTGCGATGTCGTCTGTGACATTGGCCGCCTGACCGGCAAGCATGTCACGCCCTGTCGCTGTCCTAGCAAGATTGGCGACGTCATTCGCTGTCTCAATTGTTGCTGGAGCTGCAGTTGCTGCTTGCGTGGCGACGGGCCGCGCACCAGACATAGCTCTGATACCGCGCAGTGCTGCAGGTGCGCCAAGTAATGCAGCATTAAGCAGCATTTCCTTTGATGCATTAGACGCAAAATCACCCTGTTCATTACCCGCGTTAGCAATAGAGCCAATCATTGCTCCAGCTACTGGACCAACGCCTGGAGTTAGGTAGTTACCGATGGCCTCGCCAGCTTGTGCGTAAGGGTCTGTTGGGCGATTTACCGGCCTGTAAACTGGATCAAGCACATCTCCGCCGCCAACTGCTCGACTGCCAGCGTTTACGAGGTTTGCGCCTCCCTGAAGGATGTCGAACGGGATGTTCGCCAGCCCTCTAGCTGCCTGCTCAATATTCTGCGATGCAGTTGGTGCAGGAGCTTGCTGCGCCCATGGTTGCGCTGATTGCTGTGACAACTGAGCGAGCTCGTCGTCTGAGCCTGGCGCAACTTGCTGAGTCCACTGAGCAAAGCGTGGATCATTGACGTAATTTACAGTCTCGGTTGGAACCTGAGTCTTCTCACCGCGCAGATATTTTTGGACGTTACCTGGCCCCCAGTTATACGCAGCTAGAGCTGCAGATACGTTGCCATCGTGAGCGTCGATCATCTGCTTTAAATAGCGCGCCCCCGCCTCAACCTGCATAGCAGGATTACGCTTCAGCTCTTCTGGGTCATAACCCATCCCGCGAGCGGTATTAGGCATCACCTGCGTAAGGCCGATAGCCCCTTTACCGCTCATGGCATTGGCATTGCCACTGCTTTCCTTGCTGATTACCGCTCCGAGCAATCCCGCGGGGATTCCGAAGCGCTGTTCAGCATCAGAAACAACATCACCACCTTGCTGCGGTGGCGATGGCTGCGGCTGCTGGTATTTAGTCCATGGCCCATCGGAAGGAGACTCGGCCGGTGCTGCATTCTGATACTTTTCCCATGGGCCTGCCATTAGTCTTTTCTCCAGCTATTAGGATTGCTTGGGTCGCCGCCAAGGAAGGTATAGCCACCTTCGCTCATGCCAGCGCGTGGGGCTGATCCACTCCCGCTCTGCGAATTATTGAAGGCGTCGATTTTCTGCTGATAGGTATCAACAACAGGCTGTTGCTTCTGCAGATATGACGTCTGCCGCTGCAGAACCCGCTGCCAGTTATCAATTGCCGAACGCGCCGCCTTTGGTGACATGTTTTGGTTTATGGCGAGGAATGCTCGAGCTGCAGCTTGCCCTTCTGAATCTGAAACTGGACCAGTCCCTTTCATGCCAATTACGCCCATCAATCGGGCTTGTCCTTGCATCTGTTCGATCTTCGCCCATGCGTCGGCTGACTGCGTCCCAGGAATTCGCGAGTTAACCGTTCCACCGAACCCGAACACGCCATCAAATACATCTGGCGGAATGGCCTTGACTTGATTCACGGTGTCATACATCCCAGCCACGTTATTAACGTTGCTTTGGTGCGCGCCGACATAGTCCTGCATCTTCTGCACCGACGCTTGTTGCGTGGCAAGGGATTTGGCGCTGTTCTCGCCCGCCTTCAGGCTTAGCTCGAGTCGTTTGTTCGCGTTATCAGCCTGGTTCTTCTGAGCTGTAAGGTTTAGCTGTTGCTGGCCCTGCTCAAGCTGTCCTTGCTGATACGCAGCCTGCTGCTGAAGTCGTTGCTGGCCAAGGTTTAGATTTGCCTGTGCGATCTGTCCGGTTTGCTGAAGCTTGGCGTTGTTTCCGACGATATCGAAATACTTATCGCCCTGCGCCGCAAGCCCAAGCGTGTCAAAGAGCTGTGCAGCTCCTTGCGGGTTCTGCATGCCAATCTGCGCCAGTACATTCGGATTCGCACCAATGCGCGACAAATCACCAGCATTTTTCTGCAGGTACTGGCCATAGGTTTCCGGCCCTTGAGATAATGCCAGTCGCAATCCCGCCGCCTGATTTGTCATGTCGCTTTTCTGCTGCTCGTTCAGGCCAGCTACAGCTTGTTGCGCTTGGGTGACGAATGCAGGGTTAGCGGCTGCGAAATCCCTAAGTGATGACACGTCTCCAGTTTTCCATGCGTCGGCGTGCGCTTGATTGAAAGCATTCTGAGCTTCTTGCTGTTGCTGCTGGTTGTAAATATCAGCGACGCCTGCCAGACCGCGCAGACCGGTAAGAGCAACGTTGTTTGCACCAGAGCGGGCGATGTCATTGTTATCGCGGATCAGGCCTAACGTGGTGTTGATATCGCTTGCTTGTGGCGCGTTAACGTTCTGGCCGCCAATCCCAGCCAAGAACCCACCTGAGTTAATTCCCTGTTGCCAAGTAGCCATGATTTATCCTCAGAACAATGAGCCAAGCAACCCAAGGCCAGCACCAATACCTGCTCCCCACGGCGTGGAAGTTCCAAGCAGGCTTGCAATGCCGCCACCCAGAAGCGCACCAGATGCTCCGCCGCTAATTCCTTGTTGGAGAGAGGACGGCCTATTGCCAGCGGCGGCAGCCAAGCCAGCGCCTTGCATCGACAACTGCCCCGCGTTGTTAGCGAAGTTCTGACCAGCGTTTGCTTGACCTTGCAAGGCTCCAAGGCCAATGTTGGCAAGATTGTTGTAGTTATTCATCTGACCTGAAAGCCAGTTTTGTCCCAGAGTAGGAGCGATCGTTGCTAATCCGTTGCTGGTAGCGGTGCTGCCAAGTCCGCCAGTTGCTTCTGCTGATGCCAGTTGCTGGTATCGCGCCTGATTGGCGAGGTCTTTGTATTGCCCGGAGTTGTAATAATCGTTCAGAGCTGATTGCTGGCCGCCGAGTGTGGAAAGATTTTGCAGCTGGACGATATATTGCTGAGCCAGCGGAGTGAATGGCGCGAGGTTTCCCATGATGCGCTCAAACTGCTGGTTTTGCAGGTCTGCAGCGTATTTAGTTGCATCTGCAGCCGCGCCTGCACCGCCATCCCCGCCTCCACCTTTACCGCCTTTTTCAGCGCGCACGGGCTCTTCCCGCAACATGTATTTGCGGTTAAATGTCATTGCAAAATGCATAGCGTGATTCCTATTTGGAGTGCTGTTCCAGGAACTCCGTCAGCTCTTCGCGAGTGGCGGCATAAAAAGTGACATCATCGGTTCCCTTGAAATACTTTCTGATGGTGCCGACGCGCTTGAGGCCGAGCATCGTGCAGTAAATCTGACCATGCCGGAATTTGCGCGCCGCGAACGAGGTAACGCATTGCACGTTGAAGTTCGACAGAATGAAACGCCAGAAGGCCAAGCCGATTTTCTGGCTAAATCCGCGCGCCTCTTTCAGATACATCGCGTGGCAGTCAAAGGTCAGTGGTTGGATTTCGTGGAAGTAGATGATGCCGCCGAACTGACCATGCACATGCACCTCGAAATAACGATGTCCGGGCTGATAATCGAATCCGTCACCGTTGTTACTGCCAGCGATGATGTCGGGATGGTTGCCGACAGCCTCAATCAGGTCGATGTTTCGCGTTGGTTTGAAGGTAATCATCAGTTAATCTGCCCGTGCGTTCTCTGTGCATCTTCAAGCGCTTTGATGCGCTGTCTAGCTTGGGTTAGAGCATTAGCAATCTGCTGAATCACAACGATGTCGAGAATGCCGATTGTCCATGCCTGATCAGCATTGAAAGCACCCTTGTAAGCGGTGCCAGTTGCCGCTGTCCATCCAGTTTGCCTAGGGCCAAGGACTTGCAGGCCAGCAACCTTGTAAGATGCGCTGACGTTTATCGAGCCACCTACTTGCAGCTTATCGGTCGTCGGAGTTGCAACGGAGCCAATAACCAGCGATCCGCCGCCAGCCTGAACGGTTTGGTTACCCGTGGCAGACTTGGAAACGTAGTCACCCTGAATTGCGGTAACTGCAGTTTGCAGATTGGTTATGTTTGTTTCAGCGGTCGTGACGCGGGCTGTGAGCGCGGTGAGGTTTGTTTGCAGAGTGGTTATATTGCCTTCCGCCGTGGTAACTCGCGTTGTCAGCGTGGCAACATTGCTCTGTAGTCCGGTTATTGCGCTTTCTGCGGTGACCATTCTCACAGTGAGAGCTGAGATGTCGGTCGTGTTCTGGGTGATGCGCGTTTCGTGATCTGCTAGTTCCGCTTCGTTGGCAGAAATCCTCGTCTCGTGGTCTGCTAACTCTGCTTCTGCGGCTGTGATTCGCGTCTCATGATCAACCAAGGTCGCTTCAGCAGCTGTAATACGCTGCTCATGGTTGATGAGCGTTTGCTCTGCTGCCTCAATCCTGGTTTCGTGGTCTGCCAGCACCAAATCCTGCTCATCGTTCTTCTTCTGGGCATCCCATGCCCCCTGGCCAGCCTCGTTTGCCTTTCCAGCTACGTTACCCAGGTCTGTTCCCTGTTGAATAACGTACAGCAGGTAAGGCTGCGAGAAGATGTTGCGAGGCAGGAGAGTGGCATCGATGCGCGTAGCCTGGATGATTACTGGTTCTTTCAATCCATCATCAGCCATTATTCGATCCTCAATGAGCAATCCGATAGAGTTACCGGTGATCGGGTAATCACGCGCACCTTGAAGCCGATATTCTTCCTGACTCGGCCAACGCGACGCCATATAGCGCGCTTGTCGTAGATGAATGGCGCATTGTAATCGACCATTTGTTCTCGGCCGTAGTTTGAGCCATCAACGGTTGCTGAAATGAAAAGACGCTCCGCCCACTGAGACACGCCAGTTGCCGATTCGAGCTCAAAGTCGAACACTCTGGCGTTATCGGCCTTAAACATCGGCGTGAACAGCAGATGCTCTGATTGCTTGTCGTATTGAGCGGATGAGTCGAATTTAAGCGCGCCGGTGACGGCCTCTAACTTGTCCCCCACCGTTATTTGATTACCTTCGAACACATAATCAATGGCGCGATGAACGTCATCGAAAAGGCCGGTTTTCAGGATGCACCACTGCGGTCCGCTTTGGATGGCTGTGGCGTCGTAACAAAGGACGTGACGAGGAAGGTGGACTATCAGCAGTTCGTGACTATCAAACCGAATAGATTCCAGCACGCCAGTAGACAGCTCTTCAGCCGTGTAGCTACGCAGCACCTTCTCCACTGTCGCAGTGGCAATCTGCGAAGCTTGTCCGTTGTTGATCATGTAGATGGATGGCGCGCCGGTAGACTGATGGCTAATGAAGGCGAACGAGTCCATAAACTCTGCCTTGCAGTATGTTCCAGCAATTCCCTTTTGCACCATCAGCGACGGCTGCGCGACGTAAATCGCAGCTGATGCGTCTGCCGCTCCAGTCAGAGAGAAATACTCGATAGTGCTGCTGCCGAACATCACGACGAAGTCACGCCACACGCCGCACCCAATGATGCCATCTGGCTGACTCTCGGCTGTGTAGAACGGCCGAAATCTGTCTGGATGTGATTCGTCCTCAAGGTCTGTGACGCCAAAGGTCTGAGTGCCATCCTTAACCCATACATAGCGGCCACGCGCCCGGCAGATATCTCTAACACTACCGATATCGTATTGAGCAAAGTCAGTTCCGCCTACGTTTGGCGGCCAGTTTTGCAGTGTCTTGTTCGTGCCGTCGTAACGATAAAGCGTCATGACTCCATTCGCCGCTACCGCTTGACTGGTGGCGCTATGAGCCATGCTTACACGCTGACCTCCAGAAACATTCCCGCGCTCTGAGCTTCCTTTGTAAATCTTCTCTCCTGCTACGCGATAAGGAATGTTCTCTACCGTGTTGTACTCCACGCCGCGAGACACTCCAGAAACGTCTGAGCGCTTCGCTACGCCAGGGAATGAGCGGAGATACCCAGATGCATTAAGAACTTCTTTCGGAGTAGCCAGCATGTTCACAGGCAGCAAATCGACGTAATCAGCATTGCGGTAGTCTTTGCCAAGGCCTTTGGCTAATGGCAGCTTTTGGATTGGCATTTAGACCTCACATTGCAGAGTCATCTTTCTGGATGTAGAAGCGATTCCAGGTGAATGTATTTTTATTGCCACTACCTCGAGGCATGTCATTCCTGCGCTCAAGTGTCGGCACCGTGGTTAATGCGATGCAAATTGATTGGTACGATTCGTCAGCCTGGGATAGAAGCTCAGGCGATGGCTGGATTACGTTATCGAGGCACATCTGCACAGCGAGCTTTAGCGACACGCCATCATTGGCCCATGCCGGGATTCCAGCGTCGTCATCAGGAAGCGGTTGCTCAGTAAACAGGTATCCAAGCTCGACACCCTTCACTTGCCACTTGGCCATCATGTCTTCAAGGTCAACAATTGAGTCTTCGATGGCTTGGGGGTCGGCGTCTGTCAGTGTGGCATTTGAATACAGTCCGGCCTTGCGCAAGGCCTTGAGGACTAAATCACCCTTTGTTTTCGCCATCATCTACTGCCTTAGGCTTGCGGCCTGGTTTCTTCCGTTCAGGTTCTGCAGATTCAGTTTCATCAGGATGGGCCTTCCACCCAGATGCCAAATAACTGGACACCTTATCTTCATCAACAATCACGTAATCAAGATTGAATCTTCCGCAGGTGATCATCGCTCCAGATTTGTAGAGCATTGTTTTTGACATGCGCCCTCCAAAAAATAAGGGGCCGAAGCCCCTCTCGATTACTGACCGGCGATAACCAGGCCAACATATTCAGGAACCAGAACCGAGCAGCCATACAGGGTTGTAAAGCGCGCGGTGGTTGAACCTTTGATGTGGTCGAACGCATACGACATGATGAGCGTTGCACCCTGCTCAGTCGTAGCCGTCATTACCTGCGGCCCCTGCCCGGTAGGGAATGCCAGTTTCCCATACATCAATTCTACCGAACCGTCTGCCCAGAACAGGTTCGCTGGGGCGGCGTTGTTGTTCAGCAGCGTCAGCGCAGCGCCGTTAGCAGCGTTAGCATCAACGTTCGCATAAGGGCGTGATGGCACGTCTGCGTTGTTCGGCGGCAGGATTTGCGGTGAGATGGTGATGGTAGTTCCGCTTACCGCCAAGACGCGGAAGGTCTGCAGCTGACCAGTAGTGTCCTTGGTGATCTGGTGTACCGAGTTAACGCCAGCGATGGTGAAAGCATCGCCAACTTGCAGGCCAGCACCAGATACGGTGATGGTGCCTTGGCGGTTATCAACAGGCATGCCATTGGCATCTTTGGCCACCACTTTATGCGCAGGAGCAGCAGCAAGAGTGATTGCCGTATCTGTACCAGCAGGGACGCGCCCAGAGATATCGGTTTTGTAGCTGTCAAAGCTAGCCACTGGAGGGATCTGCGCTTTCTCGTAGGCTGTCAGGGTAACGCCCTGCGCATACGCACGCATGCCCAACTCGCCAGCCAAATCTTTGTAGTTGAACGGGTTCCAGAAGCTGCGGCGGTTAATGCCTTGAGGCACACCGATTGAGGTCATAATTGCATCGATGCCAGCGGCTGCGTTCCACAGATCTCGGCCTTGGCCGCCAGAAGTGTTGTTTGCCATGGCCACAACGTTTGTAGCGCGCTGAGTTGCCGTGGTGATCAGGTCAGAATCAATCTGCGCCGCTAGGCGTTGGCCTGCCGCGCGACCTGCTTCAGTTTTATGTTCCGGGTCACGCATTTCGCGTGCATCCAGTGTGTAAAGAATGTTCTTCGGCTCTTTGAATACCGAAGGAACCAGGCGCTGAACGAGATCTGTTGGGGTCTTGCCAGTCAGATCAAGACCATCCTCTACGTTCATGTGGTAGTGCTGTGGACGATAAATCACATCGCCAGCACGCTGCATTGATGTGTCGCCAGGGCGGAATTTCTTGGCGTTGCGGGAAACCACGCAGGCAGCTTCAAAGCCTTCCACGTAGTTTTCAAACATGATCTCAAGGTCTTTTGCTAATTGGTTAGCCATTGCATTTGCTCCGATAGGTTATTTTTTAGAACGCTTCGCTGCGAAGTACGGGCTCCAATCGCCAGTCTCCAGAGCTTTTGCTTTCAATTTGTCGAGATTGTTGATTACCGCACCATTTCCGCCTTTTACTTCTGGGACGGTGGCAGCGGTTGATTTTGGTTTTGGCATTGTTTTGGCCTTTGATTCGATACGTTCGATTAATCGACCTACAGCTATGGGGTTGGTAGCTGATGCCAATTCATGGCGGAGTTCTGCATTGCGACCTAAAGCCAGCACCACCATCTCAGGCTTTTCAGCCTCAAATAGGATTGCGTTTTGAATCTCGACAGGAACCTCATCCATAACCAACTGCTCAGCATCTTGGTAACCTGCCACCTTCACCGACTTGGCCCGCTGCTGGTAGTTGGCTAACTTCTGCTGATAGAGTTCTTTATGCTGCTGTTCTTGGCGTGATTTTGCTTGCTGCTGGATTTGGTATTGCGCGCTATCTTTCGACCACTGATCTAACTTTTTCTGGAAGATCTCCTCGTCATAGTCGATACCCTCATCAGAGAGCTTCGGCATTTGAGGTGGTTGATTGATGACTTGCTGCTGAGGTTGTTGCTGAGATAAGCGACGAAGCTCTTTCAGTTCGCGCTCTTTCTCCTTAATCGTCCCTCGCAGATGCTTAACAAGGCCATGGTCTGCTCCTTCTTCGCTGGAAGGCGACCCCAGCATTTCATCGCCGAAATAGAACTCTTCTTCGCCATCATCTTCTGATTCTTGCTGCTGCTCAGTGTTTTGAGATTGCTCGCCTTCATCGTCTGAATGCTGGCTGACATCATCTGGAATTTGCTCAGATGAATGATCTTCAAGTTCTACTTCTGGTGATTGTTGATCTGCCTGATTGTCCATTTTTACCCCTGATTTACTCGATGTTATGCCCATCGGAAGGCAATAGGTTTCCCGGCCTCTTAATGACGACCATCGTTTGATAGGTTGATTGCAGTTACTGAGGTTGTGGCTGTTGTTGCGATGAGTTCTGAATGACGTTAGCAGCATCCATGCGCTGTGAGTGTCCCTGCGCCTGCCCTTTAAGCACCAGCTCTGCATCAGCACGGGCATTATCTCCGCTCTGCTGCTGGAACTGGCTAAGTAGCTTCAGGGCTTCCCTGATATCAGATTTCTGTTGGCTGTCAGCCGTTGCAAGAATCTTGACTACATTGGCAGCGGCTACTTGCGCATCGGTCTGCGCCTGGAATGCTTTAACCTGAATTGCCGCTTGCTCGTTCTGCGCTTTCTGAAGCTCAGCCTGCCCTTGCATGAGCACCCCCTGAGCCTGAACCATTGCCGGGTCTGGCTGATTGGCTTGCTGCTGCTGAGCTTGAGCAATCATTTGCTGTTCTTCAGGAGTCCGCGGCTTGATGACACCAGAGAGCAATAACTGATTACGGTTGTACTCTTTCAGGTCATCTATACCCTCTCCATCCATGTTGTCGAGAATCATGGAGGAGACGAGATCGTGCTTAGGCGTGCCAGGAGGAATGAGCGCAAGCATGGAGAGCAGAGATTTAACAGTGGCATCACGGCGAGTGGAGAACGACTGCCCTACATCAACTGTCACCTCGTAGTTACCTTGTGACAGGTCGTTAAGTGCCACCTCTTCGCCTGTTTGGCGATCGATAACTGCGCCATTCATTAGCGCTACGTCATCAGTTCCATCTTCGTTAACAATGCGCATCGGTGTGTCGCTGCCGTACACCTCGCGAGCCATGGAAAGCCAGACTACGCCAGCACGGCGCATGGATTTCGCCATGTTGTCCATGTAGATATAGGACTGCGTATCCATGCGGTTAAATATGCTATCCACCGTATCTGTGGCGACGTTACTCGGCATGTTTTCTAGCTGCGATGCGCCGGTGATCTGCTGGATAGCTGTGCCGGTGTATTGCAGGAGACCAGCCAGTGCAGGTGGCATTTGCGTTGGCGGCGTATAGCTGCTTACCTGTGCTGGAGCAGTGATTTCACCTGATTTGTTTTTCAGGCTAACCATTGGCAAGTATGCCGGTCGTTTCTTGTTGCGCTCCGCCCAATGCCCAGCAAGCGGGCCCGGAATCATGTCAACATCTACCACCGGAATACCATCTCCTCCAGCCTGCGTGGCATTGTCAGCAATCATGGAAACCATCAAGTTTTCCAGGCGCTGAGCATCCATTGCTTTTGCTGCGTGGCCTTCAATTCGCTCCTGATTATCTACGAACGACCGGCGGCCATATACAGGGATGAGTGGAATGTGCTCGCCAGGAATACGCTTCGGTTCTTCAAGCCATTCAGCACCAGACATGAGCCCGCAGTAAACGCGGCGCTTTTTGACCTGGCGCTCACCAAGCATCTCAAACTCGCCATCTTTCAGCTCGTCTTCGATGCCTTTAATCTGGTCTTCTTCATAAACCGCTGTAGAACCGGTGATAGGATTGCGCCAGGCGCTTAGCTTCACCTTCTCGATACGGACTTCGTAATATCGAGCGATGTAGATAGCATCTGGAGTGGACCAGTCATATTGCGTTCCTGAGTCGTCACGGCTTAGGCTTGCAGCGGTAGACTCTGGATATTCAGCCTCGAATACCTTTGGCGTCATGGAGAACATTTCCATGGCCCACATCGCATCAGATCGGTCGTATTGCTTGCTGTCTTGGTCAAAGAAAACGCATGTGGCTGGGTCGTACACGGGCAACAAGCTGATGCGTCGCTGCTCGTTGCTAGGGTCCATCTCATCTTCATAGTCGGCGCACATGCGCCAACATCCGAATCCACCGGTCACCGCGTCATCAAAAGCGTTGTCGCAGGCCTCCCCGCCAGATGTTTCCTCATAGTCAGCGCGAAACTTGCCATTCATCTTTTCAGAGAGAGCCTCGGATGCTTGGCTATCTTTTGGTCTGAATCGCACGCTGATGCGGTTCTGTCGATACTCGCCAATAATGCGATCACACTCACGGGCGATCTTGTTCAGCTCGAAGCGCGGGTAATGCTCGAAGCGCCCCTCATCGAATGAGTAACCTGCGTTGGTGCTACCTTCCCACTGAGCCCCGGACACTCGAACAAAGCGCTGGGCCTCAACAATCTGCTCGCGCATGTCCTGGGTAGACGAATACGCATTGTCGAAGTTGCATAGCGCCTTACGATGCCAGTCGTCCATCTTTTTATCGTCTGCCATCATCCAACTCCACAAGGTATGTTGTAGTTTGAGTAATCAGCCTGGGCGCTTACATCTGGGCAGTGCATGCACATCATCAGGGAGTCGGCCAGGTTAGGTGAAGGGATGCCGAGCTTTTGCTTCATTTCAACTTTAGTCATGAGCTCAAGCTTCCCGTTGCCGTTAAATTTGCGCTGTATTTGTGTTAGCTCGGCGAATGCCTTCTCAAGAATCTTCTCGCCGATAGCTTCCTTGTCGAAGCTAATCATGCTGTCAGGGTCTGCGTAATCACCGTGAACAACGGCGCGGTATGTCATATAAAGCCTGTCAGCCAGGGTGTAATAGAACTGCGCACGCTTATTGCGGAACACATCGCCGATGGTGCGGATATTGTCGCCCTGCACTACTTCGACGGCCCAAGCTCCGGATTGATACGGCGCATCTTCATCGAACGGGGATTCGCTACCCTTGAACATGGTCGCGGTGATCTTCTTCCCGGCGAATGAATCAGTAACCTGACGACGCAGGCTAGCGCCTAGTCCATCACCATCCCAGAGGAAGTGATCTGCGCCGTCGTTAATCGCCAGACCGGTTGCCCAATCCGCGCCGTCGTTTACATCGACCTGCGCGGGCGGCTCAGCAATGCGCTTCACCACTGAACCATGACGCATGGCATATCCTTTAGCGTCCGGGCCAGTATCTGACGGGTCGTGAGAAGCAACGACAGCGCCTCTCGCTTTCCACCCAAGCTTCTTGTGCGCGTCGGTGGCTGCTTCCAGCCATTCACGCTTGATGATTGCCATATCACTTGCGCTTACCGGCTCACCTAGCCAGATGTGACGATACAGAGTTGGATTCCGCCGTTTGCACTCTTCCATCTCTAGTCGGAGAACTTCAGGGAAGTGTGGGTTATCGGTGTAGTTAACCGTAAGCAGGCATATGTCATCAGGATGGTCGACAACGAAGCGCTGATAGGTATCGTCGAGAATGTTCTTCGGGTTGAAGCTGACCCAGATTTCAGAGTTAGGCTTTCGGATGGTTGGGATAAGGATGTCCCAAGATTCCTTCGTTACTGCCTCGGCCTCTTCTACCCAGCAGATGTCGATACCTTCGAGGGATTTAATCTTTGTCGGGTTGTTCTTGATGCCGTAGAACATGAATTCAGCGTTAGTGCCAAGATGGCGAATCATCGAACGCTGAATTTCGAACTCAGCTGCATATCCTTCGCGCTCGATTGTGTCTTCAAGCAACCGGATCACAGAGTCACTGATACTGTTCTGCAGCTCGCGAGCGCATAGGATCCGCACAGGCTGACGCCTTGCTGCCTCGACAAGCAAACGAGCCATCGCCCACGACTTTCCGCTACCTCGACCGCCCTTAGCGACCTTATAACGATGCGCATTGATGAACGGTTGAAAGATAGGGTTAATCGTTGTCATTTTCCGAATAGCGTGCTCATAGGTGAGGTTTCAATCTGGATAGCACCACCACCTGGGCCTGTATGCTCGATGATTTGCTTATCCATTCCAGTTAGCTTCGCTTTGCCTAAAGTTGCCGCTACTGCAGCTGATGATTGTGGCGTCTCAGCAGTTAATGCTGCTTGTCTGGCCTCTTCCAACTCAGCCAGAAGAGAATCAATGGTTACGTTGTGGCGTTGCTTTATCTCGCCTTGCAATTCTCTTACCCTTGCCGAAATCTTGCCGTGATCTAAAAGCTCTTTGGCCTTTCTATTCACGCTTTCTGGCTTCATTTTTTCGGAGGCATACGACGATCTGTACGCCTCAGATGCGTTACCAGTTTCGATGTATGCCTGACAAAAAGCCTCTTGCTTAATTGTCAGTTTCATTCTTACGCCTTGGTGAATGCCTGAGCGTACTCAACCATACGGCCAGGAGTTAACTGGATAACGCTCATATCACCCAATGGCAGGAAGCCAGCGGCGATCTTCGCGTTGCACTTAATGGTGAAGTCGGCGCGGTCAGAGCTAACCACGATGTCGTAATCAGTTGCTGTAGTTCCGCCTGCAGCTACAACCTGGAAATACTCGGTCTTGGTAGGAGTGGCATGAACGCCAACCAAACCGCCTTGAGGGAAGCGTGATGCTGCAATATGCGACTTAACCACTGGAATCAGGTTTGCTACCGAACCGGCGGTTGCTGTCTGCATGGATGTGATTGCCATTACTTAGCCCCTTTCTTTGGTTTCTTCTTGCCTTTACCGGCTTTGCTCATAGCAATGGCGATAGCCTGGTCTTGTGGCTTGCCAGCTTTAACTTCGGTAGCGATGTTTTCGCTGATGACCTTTTTCGACTTACCTTTCTTCAGTGGCATTTACTCTCTCTCCACAACAATGAATGCCGGCTGATTGATAGAGAATGAATCGACATTTCCGCCTGAGAAGCAATCCATCTCTATTGCTACCTGAACCGCAGAACGAGCGTCTTTACCGCATCGCATAGCAGTTCTGGCGATTAGCCCTCCCGACCCAATCGCGTATGGCTCAACCTGCAAAGAAATATTGGCTCTAGTTTCGCCTTTATCTTTGCTGATGATGTAGGCTCGGCTGGTGCCGATGATTGCGATCGATGAGAAACCGAAAGTAGGAAGGAACTCAGTTGAGTAAGTTAGGCCATTAGACAATAGGTCTTGCAACTCCATCTCTGCCCCGCAATCCCCTGCGCAGCCAATGGCAAGCACCTTATCGCCATATACGCTCCACCCTGATGATGGCGCTTCGTATATCTTCTGCTCTGTCTTTGAGCAAACGACATCACCAGTTGAAGCCTGGGAATCGGATGCCAAAGTCTTGCCGTCCCATGCAACTGTGGTCATGTCATGCTCCAGTAAAAAGTCCCAGCGCTTCTTCTGCCATCTTAATGGCCTTATCCACGCGACCAACTACGCCAGGCTCTGTTTGCACGCGCGTATAGGCATCTTTGAAAAGCTCGTACTTGAGCTTGTTGCCACCGATGAAGGTAATTGCCTTTTCGCCTGCAGCGGTGTCGCTCTGAACCAGTTTGAACACTTCGAGGTTCATTGCCTGCTCTTCGGTCATTTCTGTAATTGCCATGATTGGCTCCAGTTGTTTGGTAAAAGCCATTATCGAAGCCACTCGTTGAATGGCTTCTGTAATGATTAACATTGCATCGGTTGTAGCGATGATCCACATTGGCCAGCAACGCCATGAGGCGCTTTGAATCTCCAAGTGGCTAATGTAGAACCGGTGTCGCTCATAAGATAAGCTACATCGCCTCCCGCGCTTGTTAGTCCGTCGCCAAGCGTTACTGAATTACTTAGTTTGTCGTAGCCCTGAAACGTGATCGTGTTACTGGCTTGGTGGAAGATTGGGTCCTGAGCAGCGTGAATGATTTCATTCCCGTTGGCAGTGATGATTTTTAGTGCGAACATTTTCTTTCTCCTAGTTCTTCTATTGGTTAGTCGCAGCATCAGCCACGCCTCTCGGAGTTGCCTCGCCACTTCCGTCTTTCCGGCTGCCAAGACGTGATCACCTCCTGCAGGGCTTCACTGTCTCATTCCTTGTCGGGGGAATTCTTCATCACGCAGCAGCCTCGTAAAGCTGCTCTGTGATGACTGTCACACATAATCAAATTTTGATTAAACACCTCTTGCCTGATAATCAATTTTTGATTATATTGATTTCAACGACAGGCAATACCGCCATCGAAACGAGGGAATGACAAAATGACTACTATCAAAGCCACCTACATCAGCAAAGACCAGAACTGGAACGACGGCACCACTACTTATTGGTTTGACGTAAATGGTGAAACCTTTGGGGTTGTGCATGGCGGTGAAAGCTGGAATGCCAAGGTAGTCGATTGCGATGGAGCGCCATCCAACCAATACACCGTTGACCAGTTCAACGTCACCGAAGAGATGATCGCCGAATAATGACACTGACCGACTACATAGCCGCCTACTTTGGCGGCAATAAATCCGCCTTCGCGCGGCAAATGGGTGTTAATCCGCAGCAGGTAACGAAGTGGATAAAAGATAAGTGGATCGTCGATAACCACACCCTATACAGCCCACGCAGGCCGTTAAAGCCAGAAGACTCTGTTCCTGAAAACATCACAGGCGGCGGCTCGGCAGAAGGGTGATGTACGCATTATCGGTGGCACTACGTGAGAGCCACCTGTAATGCCTATGGTGTTAGCAATCCGCGTCCGGTCGGGCCACCGCACGGCAAGCCCACATGCAGGCTTCCTGCATCTTGGTACGGGCGATAGCCAGACAGCGCATTGCCTCCATACGACTGTCATTCTCCGGGGAGCCAGCCTCTACCGTCTCCAGCGAGAGGTGTGTGCGTTCTAGGTCTAGTTGCTCGCAAAAATTACGACTGATGTCTTTCAGGTCATTCATTTGCGCTATATCGTCGGCGGTCAAGGTGCGATATCCCTTCACGGTACTGCCATCTTGCGGCTTAGCTTCGCTCATTCTTTTCTCTCTTCTTCGAGCCGGCGAATCGCCAGCAGTTGGTTGTTTGCTTTGTCGAGCGCCGCCAGCAGCGGATCAATCCACAACACCGCCTGACAGTATGTCAGAGTGCCGGAGGCAGTGGCGCCAGCACCGGTTGCGTCAGCGACGATGGTATCGGCTGACATTGCGCGGGAACGTAGACGGTGCGTGTAGTCGAGCAGCCCACCAGCAATAGCGGCAGGCACAGCCAGATCACACGTCGGCTGTTTCTTGAGGATCGTCCGGTATTCAATTTCTTTCCCCTGTGTGGCCACGTCGGTGTTGATGCCGTACTGATTCGCCACGTTGCTGATTTCGTTGGCACGCTGGAACTGAAACGCCTGTGTGGCGATTGTATTCGCCTGCAGGCTGTTATCGCTTTGTAGCTGCTTGACCGTGCTCTCCAGCTTCTCCGACTTTCCCTGGTAATAGCTGGCTACCCAGCAGGCGACCATGACAGCCACCAGCAACAGGCCGATCGCCATCGTGCGGAAGCTGAATGAGGTGTTCATGACAAAAACATCTCGCGTTCTGCCGCGCGACGCTTCACCAGCCCAGGCATAACTTTACCTGCTGATTTTCGCCATTTTGGGAACTCATCCGCAGCGCCTTGTACGTCGCCCGCGTTGAATTTCTTCACCAGCGTGGATTGCGCGAAGTTCGGGCCGCCGATGTTGAAGGCCAGCGAAACCATCGCGTCAAACTGGTTCTGCGTCATCGGGCGTTTAATCGCGCTGTTGACAGTCAGCTCAAACACGGCCAAGTCATCAGAGAAGAATTGCTCTGCCTGCTCCTGGGTGATGCGGTCGCCCTGCATAACGCCCTTGGTGTGGCCCCAGCCAATCGTCCAGGGCTTGCCGCCGGTGCCGGGGTCTGGGTATGCCTTCAAGCGAAGCTGCTCAAAGCCCTTGATAAACTGACGACCAGTCTTACTTGTTTGCATCTTGATTGCCCCCACCGAAGCGATTGCCCACGTAACCAGACAAGAACGAGCTGAGCTTCTTCACGCCGACAAAGCCAATAAAACCGCCAATGCCAACCGTTAAGGCTTTCGGCACGTCGAAGTAATCCAGGGCTGAGTAAGTGGTCAGCGCGACAGCCCCGCACATCAGCCCCTCGAATAACGTCTCTCTCAAGCTGCTGCCTGAGTAGGCCATCCGCAAAACGGCCATAACAACGGCCATGATGACGCCACCAATCGGCACGTCACCGCGCCACCAGGCCGCAAGAATGTCGCTGAGCTCTGCCCAGTTATGAGGATTGTTTGGCATCTTCATGACTCCACCTCCCGGTTATCGGGCTGTGCTGTTTGTAGGAAAGGATCAGCCACCAGCCGTAAACGCTTGGCGGTAAGAGGGTGTGCCGTGTGTGTCGTCCGTTGGCTGGGGCTGAAATGCAAAAAGCCCCGCACTAAGGCGAGGCTAAAATGTTGTGTGGTGACAGGATTCGAACCTGCGATTACCAGCCCAATCAAGACTTATTGGCGTTGCTATCATGGCATCCGGTCGTCTTACCGCTTGACCACACCACAACGGAAATAGCACTTTCGGGACTGTCGGACTTTATTAGCTGCGCCAGCTTTCTCACCGCAAATGCTATTACCTGTTGTGGTAAATATAGCCGCCGCAGCAACTTAAGAGTCACTAACGGCAGCTTATGCGTTTAATATTGCTCATTTGCTCAATGATGTCAACACGTTTTAAGCAACTCTTTTGATTTTCTCCACACGTTTACGCATTTTAAATGCACGTTCGAGTGGGTCGTGCAATATAAACAGTGATGCATTTAATATTTCATCCACCTCTCGCCTGCATGTAGCTAATGATGGCCTTGCTAGCCTTTCTCCACCACGCCGCATCATTTTGCGAGGACTTGCGACTTTGTGATAGTAAGATGCGATTGAGTACTTCGATGAACCATGAGCGTAGTAGCTGAGCAGGATGCCAAAGGCTTTCTTGTCGATAAACATGACGGAATCTACGACCTGAGAAATCAACATTCCATCATCGTCATTGCACATAGGCCTGCTTGGATTCTTGCTTGGCTCTACGCTTTCCATGAACTTGGCGATCATGTTGCTCATGCGTCGATCAAGTCGCCCCGAGTAAACCCATGCCCCCCACATCTCAAGCCAGCCATTAACCCACTGGTGCTGCTCATCTGAAAGCGACAACTCTTTAACTTCTCTCATGCTGAGCCCTCTTCCAGATTCTGTTATTAACAACGTTCTCTATCGTGCTTCTGGCCACATCAAATTTGTCGGCAATCTGAGCTTGGGTTAGCCCTTCGTAATGCCAAAGCTCTAAGATGATGGGGATGTCATTGCTTCCAAGCTTTCGCGGGGCCGAAGGTAGGTTTTCCCCTCGCACCAGGTCATTCTTAGTGCTCCACATTGGCGCAGATACCAATCCTGCTTTGCAGACAACAATCCTCCCATTGCGCTTTTGCTTTAAGGAATAGTGCCTACCGGCATTGGATTGCCGCAGGGCTCGCGCATGGGAAATCGCCTCGTTAATATCGGTAAACATCATGCTGCCTCCTCCAGATGTCGCTTGCGGAGTTTTTCGTAATGCTTCGCCCGGCGCGTGAAGATTGACTTCACTCGCTGCAGGTAAGCGATATCGAATTTCCGTGGTGTGTTGTCGTGCTCGATTCGTTCAACGCGGAATGCGCCAATCTTCTCGATGAGGTTTATTCTGTAGGGGATCAGGTTTCCTGATAGGTCTCGGTTGCAATGGACGCACCCGGCGTGATTGTTGAACACGTTGAAGCGAAGATGTGGCGCAGCGCCCCTTGATCGATAGTGACTGGCATCTACTGCGCCTCCCCTTACGCCATAATTAAGCGGCCTACCACATGCGATGCATGGTTTCCCATAGTCTCGCCAAAATACAAAGCGATTTACCGCCGCCTGAGCCTCTCTGTTCCATTCTGATTTTGTCTTTAACCTTTCCCTTCTCTGCCTAAGCTCATCGCGCTGTAGACGCTCCTGCTTGCGTTTTTCGCGCAAAGCAATCTCTTCGTCGCGCTTCTTGTTGAAGGTAATGGCGCATTTGTAGTTGTGGCAGACTTTTTGAAGGGAACTTCTTGGAAGGTATTCAGTGGAGCAGATGGGGCATTTCTTCGGCTTCTGCGGTTTGATGCCTTTAGCCAATTTTCCCCTCCCAGTAGCCACGCGGCCACGTCCAGGGTTTCCACCATACTGACGTGCTAACCCAGCGCTCTACTTTCCCTTCCCAGTGAATATATTCCCCGCAGAATGGACAAACTCTATCCTCGGTGAATGCATTAAGACTTTGAGCTGTTCTGCCTTCAAGGTGCCGATTGCCGCATTCTGGACAGTGAGGGATTTCTCTCCATCTACTCATCATCATCCTCCGCGTTTCCGATAACCTCATCAGCCTGACGGTCTATCTCGTCGTTGCACTTCTGGCAGATGTAGGTTTCACCAGTCTCAAGCGACTTCCCGCAGCCATTAACGCATGCGATATAGACCTTGGGAATTGGCGTATCTATTGCCATGCTTCACCTCGCTTTTTATTTTGTAAAATGCATTTTCGAATCCAATCCATGAGCGCCAGTATCTGAATCTTTCATGCATGAGCCAGTCACTCATCGCACGCACCTCATCAGCAGAAACAGAACGGCATTACCCGGCCATGCGAGGCTGAGTAGCAGCATCTTTGTGGTTGATAGGGTTGGCTCGTACTTGCAGAAGAACTCGAAGCTGCGGCCAGCGATGAGGCAGTAAGCGCAGGCCAATATAGCTATGATAAGCATTTATCCGCCTCCTTTATCATTAGGAAAACAATCATTGCCAGCCTTAAAGGTTGATAAGGATGCGTTTTCCAAGATTCGTAATTAACTTCAGATAGGGCTGAGTGTGCCCCCCATGAGATTCCGTCAAAGCAGATACTGATGTAGTTAGCCTCGATTATTGGCCAAGCATCTGATGGCCTGTTGCATGGGTCAAATGATGAAGATATTTTTTCTCCATCGACCATAACCAGCTGCTGACCATTAACTGGGTCTCCTAATTTTTCTCCTAATGCTATTGCTACCATCTCGTTAATTTGCTGGTCACTCATTGCGCTATAATCGATCATGTCTATTGCTCCCAAAACTTGCTTAAGAATTTAATCCATCCCCAGAAAGCAACACCGCCACCTACGAATCCGAACCCAGCGACCGTACTGCTTATGAAAATTACCATTAGCGTCTCAGTAAACTTCTTCATGGCTTTCTCCGTGCGCGACGACGCAGCCACATGCTGTCGGCTAATGTCGCGGTGTAATTGAATGTCGGGGTTAATTCGGGATTGGTGCGGGGCTTTCTGGTCTTGCGGTGGTCGGTCTTGAATATCGGGTTATCCATTATGATTTGCGTTGGACTTCGCTGTGTCATGCGGCTCTGTCTCCATATCGATTAGCCCACTCGATAGCGAGCCGGGATTCATCGCTGAACTTGACGCCATGCTCAGCACCAAATGCGTTTATCAGCTCGATGAGGTCGCGCATCTCGCCAACGGTCATCTTGCTTGTTGATTGCCCCAGAACGACAAAGCCACCGTCAATGCCAGGAACCGTCTCTTGCTTCTTCAGCGCCGCGGTGAAAACACACTTCCAGCTCTCAGATCCCATCTTTCGCCCATACCAAACGACCTGCTCACTGATGTCGCGCAGGGTTGCCCATAAACGTGAATTTTGCTCTAGGCTTCTGGTTGGCTCTTGGATGATTACTGCGAGGGGTTTATCTGGATTTAGTGGGAGGCTGTCGATGAAGGTTTTCAGGTTCTGGCGTATCTGTGGGCTTCTTAGGTGGAAGACCTGCTTTTGCATCAATCCTCCGGGTTATCTACCGTATGTGAATCAAGGGACCATGATGAATACCCTTGGTCATTGATATACTTTCTAGCTAACTCATATGATGAGAATGCAGCCACGGATTCAAATTCACCCTCAAAGCCTCTGGCGCATACGACGTAAACTGTAGTCATGTCATTTCTCCGTGCGATACATCATGATTGTCAGCCCGCTTTTAGTTGCCAGTTTAATCGTGCAATTTGGCTCGATGTCTCCAAGCTGATAGGCGTCATACAGAGCATCAACTGCCTTCTGCTGCTTGGTATCCTTGCGCCGCTTGCACCATTGTTTAGCGAATGCCTCACCAACCCAGCCGCCAGCCTTGAACATGATGTAAGCCCAGCCGATGAGAGAGAAAATCGCGTTAGATAATTTCAAAATGTCGTCCATGGCTACTCCCCTTTGATTGATAGGCCGATATAGCTGAATAAATCCTCAACCTGCTTTTGTGAATACGATGGGTGGCTGTGGTCGGAATAAACACATGATGGCCTTGGAAGCTCAACCACGATGCTTTTTCGGCTGTGTTGCCATGTATGCCACATGTTTTCCACATGACTTTGGTCGTGGCTATCAGCCGGATGGTAGCCGTAAAAGTCTTCAAAATACTTTTCAAATTGATTCCGACTCTCTTCGTATTGCTTATCCATGGTTATCTCCTTTGCTTGGCAGGCGGCTTTCGTAACGAGCGCTAACGATAGCCATATTCGATATCACCCTAGCGAATGACAGGTGTCTTTCTACCCCAGCAGTTGAGCTCACTCGCTCCCTCCAAGAGCCATCATGACCGGAATATTGGTAAATAACTTCGTAGTCATCGACCGTGATATTCATTATGCAGCCCTCGACCGGTAGCTATCCCATGTGAATGCCAGCGTGCATCCGCCGCCATCATTCATGCGGTCAATAACGCGCTCTCCGATGAATGCTGACAGCTCTTCCTTGCTCTGATTGCTTATCAGGATCGTCGGCCGCATTCGTTCATATCGCGTGTTGATGATTTCGAACATAATCAGCTTCTCAGCCTCACTGCCGAACTGAACGCCAATCTCATCGATAATCAGCAGGTCTGGCCGGGTGAACTGGCGGATAACTTCGTCTTCAGTCCGAGTGGATGTCTTTGACCATGTCGATTTGTATTCGCGGGCGATCTTCAGTGCAGTGGTGAACGCTGCAGGGCTCTGGTGAGACTCGATAACGCTCTTCGCGATAGCCAGTGCCAGATGGTTTTTACCAGTACCAGGCTTGCCGCACATGACCAATCCGCCCCCGCGCTTCAGGCGCTCAGGCCATTTCGATGCATAGGCCTGACACACCTTCAAGGCACGCTTAGCTTCTTCGCAGTCGGGTACATAGTTTTCGAATGTGCATTCAGCGAATCGCTCGGGAATCTGCAGGTCGGTCTTGAGTCTCTCAATCGTTCGAATTCTTGCATCCTCACCAGCTCGTGCTTTTTGATCTCTCAGTGATGCCAGCTCATCGCGCAAACAATGCGGGCATGGGCTAGGAACTGATGGAATCTTGACGATCCCGATTGATATCCGAGTTCTTTGCTCATACACACCATGAACCGGGCAATTTGCTGATACCATCTCAACATGGCTGTGAGCAATCTCAACTGGAGGCTTGCTCAGCTCCGATAGTTTTTTCTCAAGGTGAGATATTCTTTCGTCGATGTTCATGCTCACTCCATCGCCCAGGAAGGGATGTCAGTTTGTCCGTAATCTTTGGTGGCGAAGTTCTCTGGCAGCGCCCGCTGATTGGGTCGCACTGGCTGATGATTCTTGGCAACCTTAGGTTCGAATATCCCCTGCCATCCGCTGGCGATGCTTTGGTTGATTATCTCTTCAGGGGAGTACCCTTTCTCACGGCTTTTCAGCAGGACGTTTATCGCCATGGTTACGCTCTGCATGGATTTAATCGACTTGCCGATCTCCTTGCGGTAGGTAACCCATGAAGACCAGGTTTCAGCAGGAAGCCATTCCGGTAACTCTGCTGTCATCGGGTCGAACTTCTGAGACGATTTTTTGGGGGATATAGGGGGTTTATTAATATTGTCTTTAGTTGTCTTTAAAGAATGTCTTTTGTGTGTCTCTAACTTGGAGACTCCAGATGTCTCTAACTTGGAGACATTCTTTGTCTCTAACTTAGAGACAAAATTACCAACTTGGAGACACTTGCTGAAACGCCATGCAGAAACCTCCTTGTTAACACCAATTTGACTCCCTTCCATAAAAAGGCAATTCATTGAAAGCAGTTCTTTTTTTGCCTTGTTGACGTTCTGTCTTGATAGCCCGGTTATCGAAGCTATCTGCTCATCAGCAATGCGATCCGCCCTCTTGTTGAAGCCGTATGTTTTACGGATGTAGGCCATCATCAGCTTCAATTGCCGCGCTGTTAAATCTGCGCCTGCGATAGCTTCCAGCAGCTCGTTAGCGACACGGGTATATCCGTCATCGATATCAGCCACTCTTCTCTCCTGCTCGCCAGGTTCAAGCTTCGGAAATTTGATTACCTCAGCAGTATTTGCCATAATTACTCCTGTGAATTGATCCAGTCATTCGCAATCACGCCTCGAAAGCTGCAACTTCCGGGGCGTTTTCTTTTGGTGACAGATATCCAGCCAGGCGCTTAGCCAACTCCGCCATTTCTTCGTCTTCCATACCCCACTCCAGAACGGCCAATAACATCGCCATACGAGGGATAAGAGACTCTTTCCAGCGTGTGATTTGAGAAGGGTTAACACCTACTGCAGCTGCAATACTTGTGACGCCTTTCAGCGCTATCTTGTTGAGCAATGAGCTTTCAATGCGACGGGCGTCATTGCGTGTTTTTGCAGTGTCCATACGTAATACTTCCTTTGTTGATAAATGATTAATCGCGACTAAGCTCGGCTTAGTCTTCAAATGCTCCACACTGGCGGAGCTGGTCAGGGATGTTAAAGAGCGGTGGTGCTTATGCTGCTTGTTCTGGGTGCTTAAACAGATTTGGGAGGTCTGGGCGGATCTGATAGTTCTGCACCTTGCCTCCAGTGGCCTGAACGATTGATTCAACGTTCTCTGGAGCCACTTTCGCCTTGCAGTGCAACCACTTCTGCACTGCCGACTGACTTACGCCACATGCGATCGCCAGCTTTTTCTGCGTTCCGACGATCGTGATGGCGGTTTTAATTACTTGGTTGATAATTGGTTCCAT